ATCGCAGCAGCTCTTACTTCTCAAGCAGAAGCATTAGGTAAAGCAACTAGCGCATCACAGGCTTTACAGATTGCTAACGATACTGCTCGCCTAAATGTCAAGCGTTCAATCCTTGCACTAGAAGATGCCATTGCTTCTAAGGATGAAGCCTCTATCGTTGCTGCAACCAATAAACTCAATGCAGATCTTAAGGTGCTTGGTGCCCTAACTGGTCAGAGCATTAAACTCTCAGACATCAAGTCAATCCTCGAAAGCCTCAAGCCAGCAGACTTAATCAATCTGGCTAACCTAGATGCTGCTATTGCTAAGATGCTGGAATTGATAAGACTGCAAGGCACTAAGCCATCGGTCAGCGGTGGTGCGGTAGGCGGTTCAGGCGGAGGCGGTGCTGCTGTAACTCAGCCTCGAAGCATTGCAGAAGTAAATGCAGCGGTTGCAGAGCTTGGACTTAACACACAGATCCAGCCTAACCTTAGAGAGTACACACCTAATCAAGGCATGATCTCAGGCATTAGCCCTAATGGTCGTGAGTATAACTTTAGCGTTACTGTGAACACTGGCATCGGTGACCCTAACGCTATTGCAGAGGCTATTGACCAAGTGCTTATCGATGCAGTGAGCCGAGGCACATTACGCGGTGGAGCAACACTGGCATGACATGGCTTCCAGAGTGGCGAGTTACAGTAGGTGATGATGTTTACACCACTGTCACCTCTGTGTCTTTTGCATCTGGTCGCTTAGACATTGATCGACAAGCCACAGCAGGTTACTGTCAAGTACAGATCGTCAATACAGATAACACACCTTTCACCATCAATGTCACAGAGCCAATTACTTTAGAGCTGAAGAATTCATCTGGCACTTATGTCACAGTATTCGGTGGAGAAGTTTCAGACTTTAACATCGGGGTCAGAAGCCCAGAGGAAACTGGCTTTATTACCACTGGCACGATTCTAGGCATTGGCTCACTGGCTAAACTTGTCAAGGCTGTTTATAACACAGCACTTGCAGAAGGCTTAGATGGCGCACAGATTGCAGCCATTCTAGGTTCAGCTCTCAACCTCACATGGGCAGAAGTCACACCTACTGTTACATGGGCAACCTATCCAGCAGATGTCACATGGGCTAATGCAGAGTCCTACATCGGTGAAGTGGACTCAGGCTTCTACACAATGATTGCCCTTGCAGCTAGTGCCTCTGCTAAGTCTCAGACCTTGACAGACCAGATCGCTAACAGCGCACTCGGTCAGATGTACGAGGAAAAGGATGGAGATGTCTCTTATGCAGATGCAGACCACAGATCTAACTATCTCGCAGCAAATGGCTTTACTAACCTCGATGGCTCATATGCAACACCAAGCTCTATCACCTCAACAACTCAAACTGCTCGCATCCGTAACAGCCTTATCTATCGATACTCCACAGGATACGGCTCAACCTACAGCACCTCTGACAGCGACTCTATAGCCTCTTACGGGCTCTTTGAGCGTTCATTCGACTCTAACATTAAGAATCTTGCAGACATCACTGACATCGCCTCTAGAGAGTTAAACCTGCGAAAGAATCCACGCGGATCACTCGGAGCAATTACTTTCCGCCTAGACAATCCAGACATGCCATCTGCCATGCTTGACAGCCTTATCGGTGTTTTTTTTGGTCAGCCTGTGCTCGTGTCTAATTTACCGAGCAATCTTCTAGAGGGTCAATTCGATGGCTTTGTGGAGAATGTGGCATTACGCGCCACCCCTAGCTTTACTGAGATCACCCTTTACATCTCAGCTACAGACTTCTCACTGAGCACTACACAATGGGAAACAGTATTGCCTGCTTCACTCATCTGGACAGGCGTAAATGGTACACTTACTTGGACTAACGCGACTGGAGCACTAACCTAATGGCAACTACAACACCTAACTTCGGTTGGACAGTTCCAACCTCATCTGATCTAGTCAAGAATGGCGCAACTGCCATTGAGACACTAGGCGATGCTGTTGATGCATCTATCGCAGGTTTAACAGTCAATGCACAGACTGGCACTACCTACACAGCAGTCAAGGCAGATGGACTTAACTCTATTGTCACGATGGACAACGCATCGGCTAACACTTTCCGCATCCCTACAGATGCAACTTATGACTTTCCAATCGGTACTACCTTGCTAGTTTACATGAAGGGTGCTGGAGTAACTACAATCAATGCTGTTACTTCTGGCACGACTACGATTAACAGTGCAGGTGCAACTGCTGCTGCTCCAGTGCTTGCGCGTTATAAGGCAGCAGCTTGCATTAAAATTGCTGCTAACTCATGGATCGTAGTCGGTGCTGTTGCATAATGTTAAACACTTTAGCAGGCATTATTGCAGGTGGCGGTGTTTCTAAAGCCGCACCATCTTCTGTTGATTATCTTGTTGTAGCAGGCGGTGGCGGTGGCGGTCGTTCACAAGGTTCAGGCGGCGGCGGAGCAGGCGCAGGTGGATTTAGAACAGCAACTTCCTTTGCAGTTTCAGGATCATTTACTGTAACTGTCGGCGCTGGTGGTTCAGGTGGAACTTCAGGATCATCTCCAACACAAGGCAGCAGCTCTGTATTAAGTTCTATAACATCAACTGGTGGCGGTAAGGGTGGTCACAGAACAGGCGCATTTGTATTTGAGGCTGCTGGAACTGGTGGTTCAGGCGGCGGCGGATCAGGTGAAGTAGAATTAACAGGAGCAGCTGGTACATCTGGACAAGGCAACGCAGGTGGCAACGGCGCTGTTAGTGGTGACAATGTCGGCGGTGGTGGCGGTGGCGGTGCTAATGCAGTTGGTGGTGCAGGCACAGGCACTAATGGCGGTAACGGCGGAAATGGTACTGCTAATAGTTATAGCGGTTCATCCGTAACATACGGTGGCGGTGGCGGAGCAGGAATTTATTTAACATCAGGAACTCCAGGAACAGGTGGCTCTGGTGGTGGTGGAAACGGTGGTGCAAATACACCAGCAGCAGGTTCAGCAGGTTCGGTAAATACTGGCGGTGGTGGCGGCGGTGGTAGTTCTGCACCTAGCAACGCACAAAATGGTGGTGCTGGTGGTAGCGGAATTGTTATTCTAAGATACGCAGATACATTTGCAGATTTAACATCTATAGGTGGTGGTTTAACTTATACAAAAACAACAAGCGGTGGAAATACTATTTACACATTCACTGCTGGAACAGGAACAGTAACAGTCTAATGGCACATTATGCATTCTTAGATGAGACAAACATTGTCACAGAAGTTATTTCGGGCATTGACGAAACAGAGTTAATTGAAGGGTTAGATCCTGAGACTTGGTACGGCAATTACAGAGGTCAAACCTGCAAGCGTACTTCTTACAATAACAGAATACGCTTTAACTATGCTGGTATTGGATACACATACGACCCAATAGATGATGCGTTCATTTCGCCTATGCCTCAATGTGGTCATGATGAATTATTACTCAATGCACTAAAGAGATGGGAGTGTTCTGCTTGTGAAGCCGCGTTTGAGCAAAGCCGCAATGCAACTGCGTGAGCAGACAGATGACTCATTCCCAGATCGTGACCGCACATCGGATGGTTGGATTGGCGATACCAGACACGCTGCTCGCAAGTCTGATCATAATCCAGATGGGCAAGGCTGGGTTCGTGCCATCGACATCGATCGTGACCTATTTAAGGGATCAAAGCCAGACATCATGGGCGATCTTGCAGATCAGCTTCGTGCCTTATCAAAGTCAAAAGCAGACACGCGTATTGCTTACATCATTTTCGATGGACGGATCTGTTCCCACATCCTCAACTGGAAGTGGCGCAAGTACACAGGGGCTAACAAACACACTAAGCACATGCATGTTAGCTTTAAGAAAGAAGCTGACAATGATGGGGCTTTTTTTCAAGTATCTATGTTAGGAGCATCTAATGAATGAATTAAAGACAGCAGCAGGCTCATGGGCTAGAGCATTCCTAGTAGCAGCAATCTCAATGTATGCAGCAGGGGTCACAGATCCTCATGCGCTTATCGCTGCTGGCATCGCTTCAATCCTTCCACCTGTGCTGCGTTACCTCTCACCTAATGATCCGTCTATGGGCATCAAGAAGTGACACAGTCCGACTTCTTTACGCTTTACCTTGCCACCATTGCAGCTCTTGGTGGCTTGTCTGGCTATGTAATTACACACTTGCTGTCTGAGATCAAAAGACTCAACACGCGAGTCGATGAGATCTATAACATCTTGCTTGACAGGTAAACTTTTGCTATGGCAAGAAAAGCAACTAAGGCATTAGAGGAACAAGGCTACTCAAAGCTTGATGCTTATTGCATTGGGCTTTATGAGTACTTCTGTTCGCTTAAAAGAGCAGGGTTTCCAGAGGACATCGCCATGTTCATGATCACAGAGCCACAGGCTTATCCACATTGGATCTTGCCCGATGGGATACCGCCAGAGAAGTTAGGCGATTACATAGATGAGGATGACGATTAAGCGAATCGTAGTCGTGTCAGAT